CCACCACTATTCAAAAAACCAACCACTCTCGGTTGGTTTTTTTTTGCCCGCTTCCCCCAGTGCTGGCGCGGGTTCGTGCCTCGCTGCGAGGGACGCCGCTGACCCGGACAGCTCCGTGACGGGCGCTTTTCCGTTCTCTGTTCCCGCCCATTCTCTGTTTCTGCGAAGGACGACTTCGCGCCCGAACCAGCAAAGACGCGGGTTTCCGGCTGCTTGCTCGTCACGGAAACCGCGACCGCGCAGGAGACTCCACGCAAACCAGTGGTCAGATTTTAGGGATGCGCCTTTGACTGCTTTTTTTGTCGCAGTGCCTTTGCGCGCTTCAATTCTTCGGCCTTCTCTGGCAATTCGTACAACTGATCCAGAGTGTGTTCGACGATCTCAATCGCGAGCCGAAGTTCATCGGCAGACGGCCGTGCAAGCTGATGCACAGCGTCGTTTCCAAGGTAGCGGTGCTCGTGCAGGGTGTCCGCGCTTGTTTCGGTGAGCAATCCTTTTTCTTGGAGGCCAGCGATGCGTCCTCGAAGATCCTTGCTGCGAACAATTTTTGTCCCACCTCCCTTTGCGGGCTCTTCTACAGGGCCATCCAGAATGCCGCGCTCGGCACAAATTCCTTCGACTATTGCTCTGAGGCCTGCAGCACAAAGCGTTGGACTGTCATTGTTAAAGCAGTCAATTAGTTCGCTGTAAATCCTTCGGAGATTGGACGGCACGTTGTGATACGACTTCGTCGGGAGCGTCTCCAGTCCTCGTTTGGGGTACAGCCGTTCTGTCTCGCCGCTATCACCCGACATCGGATCAGCGTCTTCCGAAAACCAACTTGTGTGGCGGAATGAAATCGATTCGCACCCACCGCACTGGATGACCTGATAGTGATCAACCCAGTTGACGCTCCACTCCTCGCCCTGGTCGTATGCCTCACCATCCACATCAATCGAGGCTAGAACTTGGTGCTTCGTTGCACCATTGCACTTGACGCACGGTACGGAAAATTTTTCAGACTTGGTCTTGTTTTCAGTTTGTTTGACTTCTGTTTTAGACATTTTTCCCTTTGTGGTGGGGTTGAAATCATTCGTTAATCATTTGCGACTGGGCGAACTTCCCAAGCAATGGCGATCTCTGGCCGGTAGACCGCATCGTTGCCGTGCTTGATGGAGTCCTTCAGGTGCTGGGCCAGCGGCTTGTCGTACTTGTCGATCTGCTTGATGGCCCGGTCGACGGCGTTGCGGAACGCGTCGCGGACGTTTTTTCTCCTGTCGGCGACCTTGCGCAGCTTGCCTCCCTTACCTTGGGCTCCTGTCACTGCCGCCACGAGTTGGGCCATTTCGATCTGGATTTCCTCGAGGCGCTCATGGTCTCCGTCTGCCTCGGCATCTGCCTTTTCGCTGACCAGTTCGTTGAACCTGCCCCGGTACTGCTGGATCGCCTTTCTGTCGGCCACCACGCCAGCATCACCCAGCGGCACCCCGACAGAGACTTGATACCCCTCTTCGATGTCGTCGTGATCAAGTCCGGTGTTCGCAGCGGACTCAATGATCCCGATTTCGCTCCCGCAAACGACCTCAAAAACAGAGGTCTCTCGGGCGGGATGTGCAAGTAACAGGTTGATGTACTCGGCCCCTTTGTCCACGCCCTGGATCAGGATGGGGTGTCGCCCACGCCCTTGGAAGCGTGCCTCCCAAACGTTGCCGCGCTTTCGGAAGATGTTGTCCGGCATCTTTTCTGCCGACGCGACGGCGGGTACCGAGATCACGGAACCCGACTCGTAGACCGTCCGGAGCAGGCAGTCGCCGGGGAGCGTGCGCTCCCGGATCGCGGTGATGTTCCGTGAAACCAACTCATCAAGGGCACCCGTCACTTCGGTGGCGTGGCGTTTGTACAGGTCGAACACGCGTTGCGCCGCCTGAGCTGTGCTGCCGTCGAGGTACCGGAAAACCCGGCTCACCTCGGCGTAGCTGCTGATGAACTGGGTCACATCGGTCAGTGACTTCACCTGATTGGCCCGCTCGAGATAGGCCGCCGCCATGATCTTGTCGTCGCCCTTGTTGCGACTCTGAGTGAAAACGTCCACCTTGTAATGGTCGGCCGGGTCGTACTGGTCGGCCTTTGCCGCGACGACCGCAAACCGGCGGTCGATGCACTGCGAGCAGCCGCCGCAATGGGTGTGCTGGTTCGTCATCTCCCAGGTGTGGGTGCAGGTCATCGAGTGCGCGATCAGATCGGCGCATCCTGCCTTGGTGATGACCTCGACGACGTCTGCCTTGGTCTTCCAAATGAACGGGTTCTCAATGGTGAAGGGCTCGCCCGCCACCAGGGAGATGATCTCTTGGAAGCCCTTCATGACCTTGGGGTGCGTCGTTCGCGTGGCGCGGCCACCGGCGACTTGGGCGCACACCGGCAGATTCAGGCTGATGACCCCGTTTTCGTAGAAGCGCACGCTCTTGAGGCCGAGCATCTTGGCGATGGTCGCGCCAATCGACATGTACAGGAAAGATCGGCTGCGCTGGGTGTACTCGTGGTTCAGCCCTTTGGTCTTGTGGACACGGACGCTGATGTGGTGTGGCGCGTTGTCCCCGGCCTTTGCTGCCAGCAGGGTTTCCATATTTCGGTGGCGGTTGTTGAGTTTCGGTGTCGACTTGTGCGTCACCAGCACCACCCGGCGCTTCTGCGTCAGGATTTCCTCAATTGCGCCGCCCAGGGAGTCCAGGCCACCGGAGAACATCACCACCTGCTCGGGACGCCCGAATAACTGCTGGGTGTCGTTGAATTCAAGGTATTCCTGGATCGTGTGATCCTGATCCATCTGGACGAAGTCGAACTGGTAGTTGTCGTCGGACAAGAAGCCCAAGGTCGACCGCAATGTTGCAAGGACATTCGCCGAGCGCCAGAACTCAAGATTGCGAACCGGCACTACAAAGTGAAGGTCACGCCGCCAGCCGTCACCGAAGTTGTCGACATCGTCCGCACCACGCTTGATAGCCTGGTCGGCGCTGTAGACGTAGGTGGCAATCTCCAGCAGATCGTGAAATTGGGTCGGGACGCTCCGAACCATCTTGCTGTGGATGTCCTCGATGCGCAGCGTGATATTGCCTTGCCCGTCCTTGCCAGAAAGCCGCAGACGCAGGTCGCGCTTGGGATCGTCGCTGATGCCTTTGGCCGAAGCGTTGCCACAAATGATGTACCGCTTATCTTGCATCGCTGCGCGCTCCCGCTTTCAGTTCATCTGTCATCTTCTTCAGCGCGTAGCCTGCGAATCCATCAGACGATTTTCTTGAAATGACCCCGCTTTCCTCGAAACGGTGCTTGGAAAACCAACCAGCGGAAAACGTCTCCACGATCAATGACGCTTCTCGGGTGTGGGTCGTTAACGCGGAATCAAATTGCGCCTTTTGATTCATCGTCGCAAAGCGCATACCCTCGCCGAGATTGGTATTCAGGTTCTTGCTTAGGAAATACTGCAGGCTCTCGTTGGCCAGTCGGGCAAAGAAACTCCGCGAGAGCTCCCCGAACTCCTTTTGCTTGCCCAAGGTCGAAAGCGCAGCCCGCATCGTGTCCGGGTCGGATGGAAACAGGGTGTGCAGCTTGGGGGATAAAGCATCGGCCACCGCCCCGACCAGTGCACGTCCCGCCAACTCGCCGAGGTCTGATCTTTTGCCTGAATCGTCCGTGGCTCGATCAAGTGCCTCTGAAATGGACGTTGTCACATCAGTCAGGGTGGCATCACTGGGCAACGAGATGCCCACGGAGTCGAGGTGGGCCAGGATGTCTGTCTTCTTGGCCGCAATAGCAAGTTGCGTCATCAGCCAGACGGCCTCGGTGTACCCGATGTCGTTCATGACAAAGGAGAAGGCGTTCTCGGCAGCGGTGATGGTGGCGTTGGCCACTTGGGAAACGTCGGCTCCGGCGGCAATCAAGCCGACCACTTCCTTCCACGCTTTCGACCTTGGCAGCAGTCCAAGTCGAACATGACCCATGCAGACTCCCCCTTGCCTATGGCATTAACTCGCTGCCATCAGTCCAGGCGTTTGATGACGACGATGCTTCGTGCTTTTCGTTCTTCTTTCCTCAAATACTCTTTGCGCACCAATTGCGCGATCTGTTCGTGGGCACTGGCATGGCTGATGCCCAACGCGTCCGCCAATTCCTTGACGGTCGGGGGCAGACCATTGGCATCCAGAATTTCACAGATCATCCGCAGTGTCTTTGCCTGCGGCTCGGTGATGCCCTCGGTCTTTTTTTTGCTCATGGCATTTCTCCACGCCAACGTGCTGCAGTATATGACCTGATAAACATCAGGTCAATTGAGGCGACCCGGAACAGAAATGCTCTCTGGGGCCGCTATCGGTGGGATGTGTGTCGCCAATCCCAAGGGGGCGATGGATGCGCATCGGCCCACAGTCCCACGCGCTTTGCCTGGGCCTCGTTCTCGGCCAGTTCATAGAGATTGGCATCCGACGCCGATTGTTCGCGTGCGTACTTCCGGTACCACCACGCCAACCCCATCGTGATCAGTGCATGGCCTGCATCCAGTGTCTTGGCGCACGTACTCGATTGGCAGCTTGGGTCAGCCACCAGCACCTTCCCAACGGTGCGTCCGTAGCGGTCGTGTTTGCCAGCCACCACTTCGACGTCTTTGCCAAATACCAAGGTGGACATTGATGCCTTCGAACGCTGGCCGAAGGGTTGTGCCTTCTCTGGGGCATCGATGCCCGCAACGCGGATCTTGTGCTGTGTCTTGTCGCCATCCAGCACGGTGATGGTGTCGCCGTCGGTCACGCCGACTACTCGGCCCGAGATGGTTTCGGCGCTGGCGCTGCACGCCGCCAGGACAATCAATGCCGCCCCAAAGAATCTGATCGAAATCTCGCTCTCCCTATCTGATGCACGCCGAAACGGGATACCCCGACCGCCTTGTGTGCATATTCTTACCGACGGTCTGACAACTTTACTGGTTACCGAAATGATCGTCGAACAAACACTCCCTGACTTGATGTCACCACGCCAAAGAGCGCGTGAAGCCGCAGAAATTATCGCGGCCGCCATCGCGCGATTGCATTCAACTCTGCCCCGAGAAAGCGATATTTCTCTTGGCTTCTCGGCACCCGAGCGCGTTCATACAAACCCGTCTACAGAAGGAGTTTGCAAATGAATGTATCGACAGTCGCCCCATCCCTGGCGGCGCAAATTACCAATTTGCCCAAGTTGGCAATGAATGATTTATGGACAATTTGGGACAAGTATTTCCCGCGTCGCCCCCCTCATAACAACCGGGCTTATGTCGAAGGCCGCGTCGCCTACAAGATCCAAGAAGAAGCCTTTGGTACCAAGCTGGTCGTCCAGACCCAGATGGCCCGGATCGGCGAAGCGCAATCTCGCATCAAGACCCAGCGCGGGGTCGAAGTCCAGGTCGTACCCGGCACGGTACTGGTGCGCGAATTCGACCGCCGAGAGCACCGCGTCACTGCGCAGGCCGACGGCACCTTTGAATACGAGGGTCGCCGCTACAAGAGCCTGTCTGCCGTGGCACGCCACATCACGGGCACCCAGTGGTCGGGGCCGCTGTTTTTCGGAATCACCAAGAACAAGGCGAAGCGAGGTGACAAATGAACGTCGTCGTGACAAAAAAACGCTGTGCCGTCTATACCCGCGTCTCCACTGACGAGCGCCTCGACCAGTCCTTCAATTCCCTCGATGCCCAGCGCGAGGCGGGCCAAGCCTACATCGTCAGTCAGCGCGCCGAGGGCTGGTTGCCGGTGGGCGACGACTATGACGACGGCGGCTACTCGGGCGGCAACACGGAACGCCCGGCGTTGAAACGCCTGATGGCCGACATCATTGCCGACCAGATCGACATCGTGGTGGTCTACAAAATTGACCGCCTGACGCGCAGCCTGACCGATTTTTCCAAGCTGGTGGAGGTGTTCGAGCGGCACAAGGTGTCGTTCGTATCGGTCACCCAGCAGTTCAACACCACCACGTCGATGGGGCGGCTGATGCTCAACATCCTGCTGTCTTTCGCCCAGTTCGAGCGGGAGGTCACCGGCGAGCGCATCCGCGACAAGATCGCCGCCAGCAAGCGCAAGGGCCTGTGGATGGGTGGCTACACGCCGCTGGGCTATGAGGCGAAGGATCGAAAGCTGGTCATCGAGGAAAAAGATGCCGAAACCATCCGACGCATTTTCACGCGCTTCACGGAGATCCAGTCCATCACCGAGATCGTCCGGGAGATGTCGCTGGAGGGCATCACGACCAAGCCCAACCGCCTGAAGGACGGCCGCGTGCGTAACGGCACGCCGATGGACAAAAAGTACCTCTCTAAGCTCCTGCGCAACCCCATCTACATTGGCGAGATTCGCCACAAGGACACGGTCTTCGCAGGTCAGCACGAACCGATCATCACCCGCCAGCTTTGGGATCGGGTGCAAGCCATCCTCGCCGAGGATGCTCACCAGCGCATGGGCAAGACCCAGACCCGGCACAAGACCGACGCGCTGTTGCGAGGATTGATGTACGGCCCCGATGGTGGCAAGTACCACATCACCTACAGCAAGAAGCCATCGGGCAAGAAGTACCGGTACTACATCCCCAAGGCAGATAACCGGTATGGCTATCGCAGCAGCGCCACCGGGATGATTCCGGCCGACCAGATCGAGGAAGTGGTGGTGAACCTGCTGGTTGGCGCGCTCCAGTCGCCCGAAAGCATCCAGGGGGTCTGGAACACCGTGCGCCACCAATACCCGCAGATCGACGAGCCGACCACCGTGCTGGCGATGCGTCGCCTCGGCGATGTCTGGAAGCAACTGTTTCCTGCCGAGCAGGTGCGATTGGTCGCCCTGCTGATCGAACGCGTCCAGCTCCTTTCCGACGGCGTCGACATCGTCTGGCGCGAGTCCGGCTGGCGGGAGTTGGCCGGTGAACTGAGCCCGGGCAGCATCGGCGGCGAGATGCAGGAAATGGAGGTGGCGTCATGAACCGCTCGTCCAAGAGGCTGGTTGGTGATGGACAGCCCCATGAGCGCCGCCATCCGCTGGAAGGTGGCGGCGTGCGGATCACCACCTTCGTGCCGTTTCATTTCAAGAAGCGGGGCATCAAGAAAGTGATCGTGGCCCCGGACGGGGTCAGCCAGCCAGTCGCCGTCACTGAAACGCCGGTGTTGGCCCCCGAACAGGATCAACCGCTGCTCAAGGCCCTGGGGCGCGGCATCTATTGGCAACAACTGATTGACAGCGGTGCGGTGGCCAGCGGTACCGAGATCGCCGAACGCGAGGGTATCCATCGTTCGACGGTCAACGTTTTCCTGCGCTTGGCGCTTCTCTCTCCCGACATTGTCCAGGCTGCCTACGAAGGACGGCTGTCCCGGGCGGTGTCCCTGGAGGCCATCTGGCGGGCCACGGTGCCCTTGGACTGGGATGAGCAACGCCGGTTGATCGCGTCCCTCGGGTAGCGGAGGGTCCGCAGAAATATTTTTTGGCTACGCGAAAAGTAGCTGTTGCTACGCCGGATGTAGCGCCTTCCCAGATGAAGGCGTGAACCGGCGTCAACGGCCAGTACAGGACTGGCCACCGGTCGCGCCCCAATCCCTGAACGGGAAGGAGCACGGCAATGGCCTATTCAATGGCACTGGCTGGAGGTTTTGGTGGCACACCAAGCCTCAATTCTGGCGTCGGATTCAGTTCGACACCCAACCCTGAATCCACGGCGCTGTCCCAGCGGCGATTCCTCAGCGAGGTCGAACTCGCCAATCGCTGGGGAATGTCCCCCAAGACGCTCACGCGCTGGCGCGGCATGGGGCGGGGCCCTGTCTTCAACAAGTTTTCGAAGAAGGTTGCCTATCCCCTCGATGGCGAGAACGGCGTGCTCGATTACGAGAAGCGCCACGTCTACGCCTCGACGTCCGAACGCGTGCCGGTTTGAGGAGAGCAGCCATGAAAGATCTGACTCTCTACCCGGCCGACCTCGCGAACATGACCGTCGCTCAACTGGCTGCCGCACCGACCCAGGATTTTCTGGACGCCGAGCGCAATGTCGACGAGGCCATTGCGTTTCTCAAGCCGCTGCGGGCCAAGCTGGACGCCGCCAAGCTCCAGCGCTACGGCGAGCAGGCCCGCAGTGTCCTGCGTGACTCCGGCCGCGACTTCGGCACCGCCCATGTCAACGACGGCGCGTTGCACGTCAAGTACGAGCTCCCCAAGAAGGTGACCTGGAGCCAGCCCATCCTCAAGGAGATGGCAGAGCGCATCGTGGCCTCGGGCGACAAGGTCGAGGACTACATCGACATCAAGTTGTCGGTCTCCGAGTCCCGGTACATCAACTGGCCCCCCGCATTGCAGCAGCAGTTCGCCGCCGCCCGCACGGTCGAGGAAGGCAAGCCGACCATCACCCTGACGCTCGATGGGGGTGCAGCATGAAACGGCTCCCCATCGTGTCCGCCATTGAGCGGATGGCTGAGCGCAAGGGCGTGAAGCTGCTGATGCTTGGCAAGTCCGGTATCGGAAAGACGTCCCGGCTCAAAGACCTTGATCCCGCAACCACGCTGTTTCTTGACTACGAGTCTGGCGATTTAGCTGTCGCTACTTGGCAGGGCGACACCATCCGCTTGAAGTCGTGGATGGAAAGCCGCGATCTGTTCGTGTTCCTCGCGGGCCCGGACAAGTCGTTGCCGCCAGAGAGCGCGTTTTCGCAGGCGCACTACGAACACGTCATCGAAAAGTTTGGGGACGCTGGGCAGCTTGATCGCTACCAGACATTCTTTCTGGACTCGATCACACAGTTGGCGCGGCAGTGCTTTGTGTGGTGCAAGACGCAGCCCGGCGCGGTCAGCGACCGTTCCGGCAAACCCGATCTGCGCGCGGCCTACGGGCTGCTCGGCCAGGAAATGATCGGTGCGCTGACCCATCTGCAGCATGCCCGGGGCAAAAACGTGGTGTTCGTCGCCATCCTCGACGAGCGGCTCGACGACTTCAACCGAAAGGTGTTCGTGCCACAGATCGAAGGCAGCAAGACCAGCCTCGAGCTGCCCGGCATCGTCGACGAAGTCGTGACCCTGGCCGAGATCAAGGCCGAGGACGGTAGTTCTTACCGCGCCTTCGTCACGCACACCGTCAATCCCTACGGCTTCCCGGCCAAAGACCGCAGCGGTCGTCTCGACCTGCTGGAGCCGCCGCATCTCGGCGCGCTGATCGCCAAGTGCGCGGGCTCTCTCTCTGCCCCCAGCGCTGCCACCCAGAACACCACCGAATCCAAGGAGTAATCGCCATGTCTTCCAACTATTTTGATTTCCAGGATGCCGACCCCCAACAGTCCGGCTTCGACCCGATTCCCAAGGGCGTCATCGCACCGATGCGCATGACCTTGAAGCCGGGGGGCCATGACGATCAAAGCCAGGGCTGGACGGGCGGCTATGCCACCCAGTCTTTCGACACTGGTGCGGTCTACCTCGCTGCCGAGTTTGTTGTCACCGGCGGTGAGTACGCGAAGCGCAAGCTCTGGTCGAACATCGGGCTGCATTCCCCCAAGGGGCCGACCTGGGGCCAGATGGGGCGCAGCTTCATCCGCGCTGCGCTCAACAGCGCCCGCAACGTCCACCCGCAGGACAACAGCCCGCAGGCCGCCGCCGCGCGCCGCATCACGGGCTTTCACGAGCTCGATGGCCTGGAGTTCCTGGCCCGCGTGGACATCGAGAAGGACAGCAAGGGCCAAGACCGCAACGTGGTCAAGGTCGCAGTC